TCAAACATCTTACACAGCTACTGGCAGCGCATGGATATCAGCGTGCCATGTATCAACTTGAAAAAATAAATATACTCAGATGAATAATTACACACCGAAGCCTAACACAGGCACACTTTTCAAGAACACGAAGAAAACAGATCCAAAGCACCCGGACATGACTGGGACGTATTTAAATGAGCAGGGAATCATGCGACGTATCGCTGCATGGACTAAGGCAGGCAAGAACGGGAAATTTCTGTCAATTGTACTTAGCGATATGGATCAGCCGCGCACGACATCCACACCAGCTCCACAAACTGGATCTGAAGACGACCTTCCGTTTTAAAAATGGCACGCATCGATTTCCTTCCAAAGCAGTACGAATGTTTCAAGGCGCTGACTGTGGACAGCCCTGCAAAATGGGTGCTCTTTGGAGGAGGTCGTGGCGGTGCGAAGTCATTCACTGGGTGCGTTTGGCAAATCCAAAGGCGCCTAAAGTATCCTGGTACCAGAGGCTTGATTGGAAGGAGTAAACTTGACACCCTGAAGAAGACCACACTCAAGACTTTCTTTGAGGTTGCCACTCTTTATGGCTTGCAGGCAGATAAGCACTTCACATTTAACGCCCAGCTTAATGTCATTACTTTTAAGAACGGAAGTGAGATATTGCTCAAGGACTTGTTTGCTTACCCGTCGGACCCTGAGTTCCAGCAGTTGCAGGGTCTGGAGTTAACGGATGCGTGGGTTGATGAAGCCGCACAGGTATCTCGCAGGGCAGTTGAAATATTGTACAGCTGCTTGCGATATAAGATGCGAGAGTATGACTTGCCGCCGAAGATCCTGCTGACGTGCAATCCACATAAGGGCTGGCTCTACCACGAGTTCTACCTGCCTTGGCGTGACCAGACCATGCCAAAGGAACGTGCCTTTGTGCAGTCCCTTGCTTATGACAACCCACACCTCCCGGAAAGCTATGTCGCAACATTGGATGCCCTTAATGAGGTCGACCGCCAGCGTCTGCTTCAGGGAGTTTGGGAGTATGACGAAAGTGACGATGCCTTGTTTAAATACGACGACGTCAGCGCCTGCTTCCGGGACGAGCAAATGACCGGAGACATGTACATGACCTGCGACGTTGCTCGCCTTGGAAAGGACAGGACCGTTATTGCGGTCTGGCGTGGACTCCAGTGCATCGAAATACACGAACTGCGCAAGCAGCGTGTGGACGAGGTGGTTCGGGTTATCCGGGAACTGGCTGCAAAGTATACAATCAAGATGGGCCAAGTGATAGCTGATGCCGACGGGGTTGGCGGTGGCCTTTGTGATGTGCTGCGCTGCCGCGAATTCATGAACGGATCACGGGCAATACATCCGGACCGCTTCGTGCACCTGAAGAGCGAATGCTATTATAAACTAGCCGAGGTTATCGAGAAGAGGGCCATCGTGCTGCCCAGAAGCCATAGGGATATAATATCAAGAGAGCTGGACATGATCAAGCGCCGACGCCCGGAAGCCGACGGCAAGCTGGCGGTAACCTCAAAGGAAGAGATAAGCAGGATGCACGGCGTTTCGCCAGACTATGCAGATGCCATTATGATGCGCATGTTTTTCGAGCTACGTCCCAACTATGGCAAATATCAGTTCGGTTAGTTATTAGCAATCTAACTATTTGATTTAGCAAAAGTTATGTCGGTTATGCACATCGTAAAAACCTATGTTCTAAACTTTTTTATTGACGTTGCAAAAATGAGGCATATATTTGCTCTCACAAATACAAACACACACAAAACATGAAATTTGATTTTCGTAAAAATCTGAAAGGCAAGGACCTGCAATATCTGATTCACCTACGAGAGAGCATTTTACAAGATATGTTTGAGCTCTTGACTATCGGAGACAAAGAAGCCACTCGCCTAAACGGATACATCAGCTTGATTGACACAGCTATTAATAAATTAAATAAAACCACACATATATGAAAAAAGAAAGACAGACTCCAGTCGGCACCCCGACTTACTCAGTAATTATTGAGCAGCTTCAAGGTTCACCAAAAACCCACGAGCTTAAGACTTTTATCACATTTGCCAAAGCAGTGCAGTATTTTCTTGAGCGCAGTGATGAACTTGGATATAACACTCAAGAAGGTGACGGCGATGAAATATTGCGAACAGCTGGAGGCATCGGTCATGATTACCGCATTGAGCTTATTCAGCAGAACGTTATTAGCATTTTTAACAATCTGCCACCCCGTCGTTCAAATCCTATTAAGTAACCCCATAAATTCATAAATATGAAAATCACACTTAAAACCACAGTTGAGCAGGAAATCACATGCGAGACTCCTTGCTTCCGGGCAAGCGACATCAAGGCCGTCGCTATTTTTGAAACTCACACAGTGGCCATCTGGCGCATCAAATGGATGAATGAAACAGAGACCACACGCATCGAAGTAGAGCCTCACGATATACATCACGCTGTCAGTCAAACATCCACTGTAGGACGCGCAATATTAGAGTCCGACTACCGGGATATTACAAAGGATGAATTTATGCAATGGATGACAGCAGCACAAAATGACATTGCTGTACAAATTCAAAATATTGAGGACCTATGAGATATCCAATGAACCCCGAAAATATTGACAGCCTGCAGAAGTTTCAGGGCCGTCTCAACAGCGAACCTGCGTTTGAAAGCGTCGAGCTAACGCCCGACAAGAAGGCGAGCACCGTTGTCATCAGTCACATCGAGATGACACTTGATGAGCTCTTCTTTGGTCAGTGGTCCACCGAGAACTTTAAGTGGCACGCCATTGCCAATGAGGTGCAAGGATCACTGGAGCTGGTTGTTATTCATCCAGTGACTGGCATGGAGATACGGCGCACTGGCGCTGCCTCCATCGTCATCATGGTTGACCGCGTTCCGGAAGGTGTGACTGGAGTCGAACGTAACCAGTGGGCGCTTAACCCGAGCAACAAGAAGGCAAACGCACTGGACATGGCCTTCCCAAAGCTCAAGGCTGAGTGCCTAAAGAACGCAGCGCAGTCCCTCGGGAAAGTGTTTGGACGTGACCTCAATCGCAAGAACAAGGACACGTACAAGCCATATAAGATAACGCAGAAGGACGTCACGGTGAAGTCCCTCCCGGAAAGCACAATGAAGATGATTGAGGAAGCTATCGTGCGAGGCGAGGACGAATTTGAAATTCGTGAAGCCATGGACGCACTCGGAGAACTTATCACCGAAGAACAACGTAACCACATAAATTCACTATTTGCAAAGTATGGAACAGACACCGAATAAGTACACGCTGGATGTGTTGCGATATGCAGCACAACAGTCTGAGGCATGGGACAAGGTACGCCTTGGTAAATTCACGGCCTCAACCATTCACAATCTCATGAGCGACCCACGCTCCAAGGCAGACAAGGAAGCCGGGAAGCTATCGCAGACCGCGCACAAGTACGTGGTCCAGAAGGCCATGGAGATACTCACCGGAGAGTCACAGGAGGACGCTTATGGGCGTGCCATCGATTGGGGTAATGAATGGGAAGCACATGCTCTTGGAGAACTGGAGAAGGCACTGGCAGGAACGCTGGACATGTCGAGCTTCGTGATCGAGCACAAGCCGCCGTTCAAGACATTCAACGAGTACAGCGGTGCGTCGTCTGATGCACTGATAAAGAACAAGAGCGGCGACGTGCTCATGGTCGTCGAGATGAAGTGCCCCTTTAACTCTGTCAACCACTACCTGCACAGCACGGTCGAATGCGGTCCGGACTTGATTGAAGTCAACAGCGACTACTACTATCAGATCCAAATGAACTGCCTCGTTCACGGGTGCACCGCTGGCATCTTTGCAAGCTACGACCCACGCCAACCTGAGCACCGACGTTTGAGCTGGTGCAGGATTGAGGTAGATATTGAAGTGCTCGACGATTTATGCCAGCGTATGGAAAGAGGACGTGCAGAACTCGACAGGATTGTTAATAAGTGGAACGAATACCCGACCAGATAGATCCTATACTTGCACCGCGACTCCTTATGAAAATATTAAATACAGACCGCCGCCGCTTTGCCAGAGTTCATTCGAGCAAGGGGTCGCCATTGCGAGCGGTGGTCGTATTTTTCACATGAAAACATCCTTCGTTTTACATCTGGACAGCCTCGACGTGCTTGACGCGCTCAATCCGGAGCAATGCGGACAGCTGCTTGTGGCCATGCGAGAATACCACCTGACGGGTGCCATGCCCGAAGACAGCGTGATAAAGCTCGCCCTGATGCCATTCTTGAGCCAATGGAAGCGCGACCTTGTGAAATTTGAGAAGGTTTGTGATCGAAACCGGGCAAACGGCATGAAAGGAGGACGGCCAAAGAACCCAGTGGGTTTTTTGGAAACCCAGAAGAACCCAAGCGAACCCAAAAAAGCCGAGAGGGAGAGTGAGAGTGAGAGTGAGAAGGAGAGTGAGAGTATTAAGAAGCAACGCTTCT